GTTCTAGTTTTACACGGTTTTCTAGTTTTACACTGTTTTCTAGTTTTACACTGTTTTCTAGTTTTACACTGTTTTCTAGTTTTACAGGGGTTTCAGCACTCTTATCTCGCTGCTCCTGATACAAGGCGAGTGATTCATAGAAGTCCTTTACTCTTTTATTAATACGTATTTTACTGGCGTCAAAGGATGTTAAATACAGACCATCTAAGCTCTTGACTCTAGATAGGGCCACGTAGGTTTGACCGCATTCAAATATTCCACTTCCGACGTCAATTTCCGCCGCATCCATCGTCGCCCCCTGCGATTTATGAATCGTCAACGCCCATGCCAAAATGAGCGGAACTTGGGCGACTCCAATACCAGGGATTTTATCACTTGCCCAAACATTTCGTATCATCACACGTTCAATCCCATTATTGAATTTCACACGAGGACACCCAGTTACTTCACAAAACTCCGTAACGATACCCTGGCTACCATTACAAACTTCAATGCCAGTATCCGATTGTATATTCACAATGCACATAACCTGCGAACCCATTTTTAATTTCATTTCTTTATCGCAAATGAGATTACTCGCTAAGAAATCTAATTCAATCTGAATATCTTTCTCATTGTATTCAATACGTCGCAGCCGTTCAGCTTTCGTCATTTCCAAATCTTTTAAATACTTGATTTTGAAATCCTTTTCGGCGCCTTGTAGGGCGGACATTTTGGTATTGTTGATATTTTCGACCTTGTTGCGTGTAGGATATAATTTCGTAGGTTCCGCGACCAGACTCGAACCCAATGCGCGCCCTACATATTGAAGGAGCAAGTCGTTCGATTTGCGTTTTATTTTCCCCTCGCGAATTTGATTTAAAATGGTCGAATAAATTTCGTCGGTTTGGCGGTATATTTTTATGAGTTGAATTTGACAGTCGCGTTGAAATACTGAATGCCAATGTTCGCTCTCAAAACAGAAGCGTTGTGTATCTGGGTCTTCTTTATCACCAACTGGCGGCAATTGAAAGAAGTCACCTGAAAATATCAGTTGAATCCCTCCAAATGGTTTGAAATTGCCTCTTACCGCCTTACCGATTTCATTCAATGTATTAAAGAGTTTTAAGGAAAGCATACTCACCTCATCTACCACTAAAATATCCGTATTTTTCCACGCGGCTTTGGCGAATTTATTTTTTTTAATTTTGGTGACGAGTTGGTCAGCGGTGCCATTTCCCAGACCAATTCCTGCCCACGAATGAAGCGTTTTGGCTTTACAATTTAATAGAACTGATGCGCATCCAGTAAGAGCGGTCACTTGAATACCCTTAAATTGCTGGTAGGCGTCTTTATGTATTATCTTAATTAATGCGGATTTACCTGAACCGCCTGGTCCTGTGATAAAGATGTTTTGTCCTTGTTTATATTTATCAAATGCTATTTGCTGTTCTTTTGATAGTTCCATTCATTGTAAATTATATTTAAAATGAATTTTATAATCAATTTTATAATTTAAATTATATTATCTTAAATAAATTACTATAATATATATATGAACTTTGATTTAAATATTGAAAATTACACAAGAGACGAATTGATTCAAATGTTCGAATTACCACTAAATTTTGATAAAAATATTCTTGAAATCAAACAAGCGAAATTGAGAGATAGTATTTTTAATAATAAAGAAATTAACAAAGATACTCAAACAAAAACAATTCAATTTCTAATAAAAGCAAAAAATATCATTTTAAATGAAAATCAACCATCTAATAGCAATCTTCAAAATAAAATCGAAGAGTTTTATAACTCTAGTTATGAACTTAAAACATCCCAATTAGAAGATAAAGAAGAACACATGGTCCAAGTAAGACCCCAAAAACCATATTTATCCTCATATCCAAGTGAATTCTTTCCAGGTGTGATTAACCCAATCAAAAAAAGAACCATCAAAAAAAACCTCAACATCGATTCTAAATTTAGAGAGAATTATTTTAGTAACCCATCTTCTAATTTCAACTTTAATTTACCAATCAATATAAACGATGTGTTACAAATGCAATTAGCCTCCATTGAATTACCTACTACGTATTATGTAGTATCAAAACAATACGGCAATAATTTCTTTAGTATTACAGTCAATACGTCCACCACGGTAATTAATATTCCTGATGGAAATTACGACCAAATAACTATGATGGATGCCATTAATAATCAACTTTTATTAGCAGGCGCACCTTTTAACAAAGTCAGTTTTGTAATAAATTTGACAAATGCCACCACTGGAAGTGGACAAACATTGGTAGGATTTAATGATTTATCTGGAAACACAATTCTTAGCTTAAATTTTCAAGCGGATAGAAATGGAATAGACGACCGAAATACTCCATTACCATTAAAATTTGGTTGGATAATTGGTTTCAGAAATGGCGTCTATGTAAACAATTTAAATTACGTTTCAGAAGGCGTTGTAGATGTCACTGGACCAAAATACATGTTTTTAGCTATAGATGATTATAAAAATAACGTCAACAACAACTTTTACAGCGCATTTAATTCATCCATCTTAAATAAAAATATATTAGCACGTATATCACTACAAGCGAATACATTCAATGTTTTAGAACAAAATAATTTAAATCTAGTGACAACTCCGCGTGAATATTTCGGACCAGTAGATATACAAATACTAAACGTCCAATTATTAGACGAATATGGTAGAATCGTGGATTTAAATAATATGGATTTTAGTTTTTGTCTTACGTTAACAACGGTTTACGACCTCTAAGTATTTGTATTTGTATTTTATTTATTCAAAATTCTCCAGTATTTTTATAACGCAGCCATGATTTCGGCTTTGTCTTTTTTCCGCCATCATACGAAACCGCATATCTATCTTTCAGAAGTAGCGAATTCAAGTGGATTTCCCCAATATAAACATCGGCCAATATTCGCCCATACTTTTCACTAGTAACATTTTCTAATCTAATATATTTATTCAATACCAAATTGGATACAAAATCGCGCGCATTTTTAGCGGCTATTTTCTCTTCATCTGTCACATCGTTACCTTTGATTTCAGGAGTATCTATTCCATGTAATCTTACCGATAGTCTATATAATGGCGAATTATCGTAGGGTAATTTAGAAGCGATGGTTATGGTATCCGCATCATAAACCTTAATCACTCTTCCACCATTTATTGGAAATGCAAATTGAACAGTATCTTCCCAAGCAATATCTATTCCATCAACCATAAAATTTTTATCAGAACTAAAACCGCGGTTTTTTTTACTAAATATTGCAAATGGGTTTCTTATTTTACACAAACAAAACATTTTGTTATAGGGTAACAATGTTAACTTTTTATATTATTCAATCAATTTTTAAATTTAATAATATAACTATACATTATATGGCAAATTCATTAAAAGGTAGTTCAGGGAAAAAAGCATTTGGCGTATTTTCAGAGTCACAAAATGCAGGAGATTATATTTTAAATAAAAAAGCACGAGCGACCTATTGTGTTGCCAACAAATGCGTTCCAAGCGTAAAAGTTGGAACACAGAGTAATTTATTATTGTTTAATACCGCCAACAAATTAAGTCTGTATCCTTGTAAAAATACGATTAATAGGGCAAATTTATATATAAATTTAATTACAAAATTGGATTTATCAGGAAATATTCCTGTGATAGAAGATTTTTATAGTAAAGAGGTACCTTCTACAATTGATACAGCTGTGATTCCCTATCTGGTGTATAATATAGACCCCAGTGGAAATTTATTTGGAAATACGACTTGTGGTGCGTATAATTATACAAATTATATGGTATACAATCCGCCTTACAAAACAACGAATCCTGGGCATATTAACAATCTATAATATAAAGAATACAACATAGGTCAGAAATGCGGTAATAATAGTTGTTGAACTTGCACGAACAATAAACGTAGTTACATTAGTAGAGCCGTCAGTTTCTTTTATTTTGTTCCTTACACTATCAACCGATAAATCTATATCTATAGAATAATCATCGTCGTTTTTGTTATTTTGTATATGATAGTTATATTCGTCACAAATATCATTACAGCGTTTATTATATGCATCGTAAGTGTAATATCTTTTAACCTTATATTTTTGGCGTATTTTATCTTCATTGTTTGGAATCGTTTTTATACTTTCCAAATCAACATAAAAATCCCAATCATCCGCGACACGGTTCATTGCAAAATGATTGAATGTATTCTTCATTGTTATTAATATATTATCATAAATTATTTCTAGTTAGTTCATGATAAAAGTTTTCAATTTTATTTACTTGCCTAATTCCAACTATTCAAGTAAATAAAAGTACTTAGCGTTTTGCACCCATTTTAACCAGCATTTTTTTTGCTTTTCTAGATACGTTTTTATGATGATATTGACGCGCTCTAATATACGCTGCATAAACGCCTTTAGAACTAATTTTGCACGTATTTTTTTTGCAAATAGGATATTTTTTATTTGGTCCTAAAAAACATTTTTTACCACAACGTTTTAACATCACTGTTTTTTGGTGATATCCAGGTTTTTCATTTTTCCATCCTTTGGTAGCTGAACCACGTCCATTTTTAAGAGTTTTAGACATAATATATATTATATAATAAAAATTATAGTGCTAATTTATGGAAGAAGAGATTTCAAAAAATAGTGAACATAATACACCAACACCAACGAATGAAAATCAATATGATATAATGAAATTTTCCGAATGTAGATCGGTATATTATGATTCACCAAAATTAGGACGATTACACCCACGTAGTCATGAAGATACATCTAGTGAAGACGTATCTTCTGATATGTCTGGAAATTTAATGGATAATTCAGGTAACACAATAATCACATTTAAAAAGTATACCTATAAAGAGATTGAAAATGAAATGAAACAAAATTATTTTGACGAAAACGAATATTTTTCGAGTGCATTAGATATACTAGCGACTTATTTAAGAGGACAAAAATTGATTTATATGGAATCAAAATCATATTGTGAAACCAGATTAAATAGTCTTATGATGCCCTCTATTTTATTATCAACCGCTGCAACTGTATTGGCGTCCATCATTAAAGATTATATTTGGGGTGCTTATTTGATTGCAGGCATCAATGGCATTATTGCTTTTTTATTAGCAGTGGTGAATTACTTGAAACTGGATGCTGCCTCAGAAGCTCATAAAACGTCGGCTCACCAATACGATAAATTACAAACAACGATTGAATTTATGTCAGGTAAAACATTATTGTTTTCACACGACTCTAGTAGTAACTATATAGGTAATGTTATTGGTGAAAAATTAACGGACATTGAAAATAAAATTGGAGAGATAAAAGGAACCAATCAATTTATAATTCCAAAAGATATAAGAACCATGTATCCAATTATTTATAATACAAATGTATTTTTAATCATAAAAAAAATCGAAGATATTCGAAAACGTAAAATAAATTCTTTAAAAGAGGTTAAAAACTATAAAAATTATTTAAAAGCGCTGGTAAAGGCTAGAAGACTAAAGGGATTATCCACCAAACATTATTTATCGCAAATAGATTTTTTGCAAAAAGAAAAGGATCGCCACATTAACAATCTTCTTATTTTAAAATCCGCATTTTCAATTATTGATGACATGTTTATTAAAGAAATGGAAAATGCAGAAATAAATAAAAACATTTGGATAAGAAGATGGTTTTGTTGTGGGTTTAATATAAAAGAAAAGGTTATCGACCCCAGAAAAATAAGCACTTTTATTGAAGATGTTATGAATCCTTATGGTAGACAAGATAAAATAATACAAGAATTGAAGGAAAAAGAAGCCGAACTTCAAAAAGAGAAAGAAAAAAAGGAAAAAGAAAATATTAAAAAAACGATTAAAAAAGATGAGGAAAAATTTAAAAAAGTTTGGGATGCTCTTAGTAAAACCAAAGGTTTAATGAAACAAAATGTGAATTTAATTGAAAAATTATATGATAAATTAGAAAAGGGAGAATTGAATGAAAAAAATGTTTTAAATCATGTTGACGATGTAAATAATAAAAATAAATTCAATAGCGTTTTTACTTTAAAAAAAATGCCAAATATAGTAGAATTATTTGGCATAGAAAATGACGTGAAACAAAATTTTGAACACATAAAATTAGCCATAGAAGAAATAAATAATACAGATTTTGAAAATGACGAAATTAGAAGTAAACGGTCTGATTCGTCTAATTCTTTAGATTGTGATATTCAAGGTGATAAAAATAAATAAAATTGATATATTTATAATAAAAATAAAATAATAATATACCAAAAATCATTATTTTACAAAAATGTCATTGTCAAACGTAAGCAATAATAGAGAATATGACTTCTCGAGACGTGTTTTATTTGATTCTCGTATTTCTATACTTGAAGCATCTAATATATTAGCTGATGCATCAGGCAATAGTGTATATTGGTATATCGATAGAAATCCCGATTATAATATTGCTACTAATCTAAATAGAACTACAGAGGAGTATAAAAAGCACTCCGTCAATATAATATGTAAAAATATAGAAATTTCAGAAGAAGAGCAAAATTGCTGTATTTGTATGGAAGAAAGAGAAAAAAATGATATTTGTCGTTTTACTTGTGAACATTCCTTTTGTGAAACATGTATCATTGATATTTTAAAAACACAGATTTCCGTATCTTGTCCTCTTTGTAGAGAAATGGTTACAAATATAGTTACACAAAAAAATATTACACAAAATAAATTAAAGGAATATTGTCTTTAACGAAAACTCATCATACGTAGACCGTTTTTACTAGCTTGTATAATACCTTGCTTCCCCACATTTGTCGTAAATAACATTCTACTAGACTTTATTTGTGATATTCTTTTTCTTTCTTCAATTTGTCTTATTCTTTCTTCTATTAACATTTTTAAATATTCTTCTTTTGTTTTAGGAACCTTCATTTCTGGAACAGCAGGATTCGCGTCATGATAATCCTTAAAATATTTATTGTAAATGTAACTATGTTTCACGGCTGGTTCAATTTGCTCTTTTTTTATTTCTACTAATCTTGGATTTTGCAGTTGCACGGGGTATTGTTTGTTTTGCACGGGGTATTGTTTGTTTTGCACGGGGTATTGTTTGTTTTGCACGGGGTATTGTTTGTTTTGCACTGGATGCTGATTATTTTGCATTGGGTATTGATGTTGTGACTGGTCTTGATTTGGAGCCATAAATTGTAAAACACCACTGTTATTTACTACCAAATTCATATTTGTTAAAATATCGTCAAAAGTAACCTTCTTTTTTTTAGATGATTGAGGTTTCTCTTTTGTTTGTGAATTATTTTCCCAATATTTTTCATAATTAGCGTCGTTTACATTATCAAATGTTTCGTGGGTTTGCTTCATGTCTGTTTCATAAAAATTAAGCTCCATATTTATATAGTATATTTTTTTGCATTATATTTTACATATTAAAAAATATAATATATTTTTAATATAAATATGCTTAATACTTATATTAAAAATCGCGGATTATCGCAAACAATTATGAATAACAATAATCACAGTAGTTTTAACGAATTACTGTGGAATGCTGATTATGATGGAAACAACGCAAATATAAATGTTTCTTCGAATAATAATGGTCATAAAAAAAGATATAACATAAACCTTGATAATGATGATTTATCTAACATGCTTAATATTCCTAGCGTGAATATGCCTATTCACAAAAGACTTCAAATGGATTTTGAACAACAAGTTTTTAGAAATGAACCTAGAGTTTTACAAATCGAATTACCTAAAATGAAAACACCAGAAATGAAAATACCGGAAATAAAAACACCAGAAATAATAATAAAACCGCGTTTTCTTATGAAACCAGAAAGTACAATCGATAATAATACAGTATCATCACTTGTTGAACCATCTATAACTTCTCTCCTAGAATCCGCAAGCCCTACTAGCTACCTTTCAAGTCCTCTATCTAATGAAGAATTATTGGTACCCATAACAATTGACGAAAAGACATTAGATAATTATAGTTTGACTCCTAAAAGACGACATAGACATAAAAAAACACACAAAACATACAAAGTATATAAAAAGCAGAAATCACCAAAACGCAGTTCACCAAAACATAAATCACCAAAACACAAACATAAATCAAAAACGTCCAAAGGTTTTACACTATTCTAATTCTTATGCTTCTTTATAATACTCAATATCATATTTTCATCATCCGAATAACTTCTCTCTCGTCTTTCCTTTTTATATAGGTTACCATTTATTTTATTCATTTTTTGGCTTATATAATATTGAGAAGCGTATACTATTATATTAGCAATATCATCATATATGAGTTCCAAAAAGATACCCTCCGTTTTTTTTATAAAATGTAAAAAATACAGTAATTCATCTATATTTGTTTGTGAAAAATTTGCAGTCATTACACAGTGATTACGATTAAATTGTAGATGTGATTCATATTCGTAGTCTTCATAGAAAGATTCACATTCACATTCTTTTGCGACATTTCTTATCGTATCTTGTAATTGTGTTACACTACTATTTTTGATTATATCAAAAGACACTTCAATATTATACCCCATTTATATAACTAAATATTTTTTGTTTTTTCAAAAAAAATGTTTTATGTAGTAAAATAAAATACTAGATAAAATTACACTAGACAATAGTTTTTCTTTTTTTTAAAGTTATATATAAATGTCATTTAGAAAATTCGGTGGTTTACAATATGCAGGTAAAAACAATATAGTTTCTAATAATTACAATACAACGAATAATTTAACAGTTACTGAAAATGTTGGCCAACCAAATTCACATATTAATTTTGAAAGCGACATATATTTAAATGGAAATCTAGTTATTTTACCGACAGGACCCACAGGTTCATCTAGTAATAATGGGATTTATTTTCCGGATGGCTCTTTTCAAAATACGGCGAGTATGTCTAATAGTATCATTTATTCAACTTCTATAGGCCCAACGGGTCCAAAAGGTTCTAATGGTGCTATAGGGTCAAAAGGTGAGACAGGTCCTACTGGATTTACTGGTGAGACAGGTCCTACTGGTGATACTGGATGCACAGGCTTTACTGGTGATATCGGCCCTACTGGGTTCACAGGATGTACAGGTGAAACAAGTCCTACTGGTTTTACAGGTCCTACAGGCTCCACGGGTCCTACCGGTGAGACAGGCCCTACAGGTGAGACAGGCCCTACGGGTCCCACTGGTTCCACAGGTCCTACAGGAATAACCGGTTCTACTGGTCCCACCGGACCTATTGGGTTTACAGGTCCTACGGGAACAATAGGACCAGCATTATTTACATTAACATCTGATTCTGAATATATATCATTTCCTAGTAGCAAGTCCATAACTGCTTCGGGTGTAGGAAAAGAAATTTATGCCAAAACATTAGAAGCGTATAGTTCTGTATTTTTAACATTTTATATAACAGATGACGCGGTCCTTGCAAACGATACTTATGGTCTAGCTTATTACAATGTAGGAGTTGGTTATTCACCATATCATTTTTTTAGTATTAATAATCCAAATATTTACAGTTATACCATATACGCGAATGGTAATGAGACGACTATTACAGATACTTTTACAAATTCAACACAATTTACTATAGTAGTTACTGGGAGTGTGGTTTATTTTTACGTGAATTCAACATTAAAATATAGTATCACAGAAACAAAACCTACATCGTTTTCTTATTCTAGCTCATTTTATTATGGATATTTTAAATTTTTTTATAATACTAGTACAGAAACTATTAGCAATATTTCTTTTGGTGTTACTGAAAGTGGAAACAATGAGACAATAAGTGTAACAGGCCCTACCGGTCAAGCAGGTACATCGGCAGAAGGTACTACAGGCCCTACTGGTCCAGCAACAGAAGGTACTACAGGCCCTACTGGTCCAGCAACAGAAGGTACTACAGGCCCTACTGGTCCAGCAACAGAAGGTACTACAGGGCCCACTGGTCCCGCAGGCGTCTCGACTAGTTCTGGACTCGAAGGTGTAACAACCCTTTCCACCACCAGTTTAGCAAATGGCGCACAAATAACATCCGACAACTACTTACAATTAGGACCTGCGGATAGTTCAAATCCTGGTTTAGTTACTACATATTCCCAAACATTCGCGGGAGCAAAATCGTTTACTGGAGATTTAAATGTATCTGGAAATGGAACGTTTACTGAGACGGTAACTGCATTATCCTTC